ACTTATCTACCTCATCTTGGTCTATGTCAGCAGTTAATTCACCATCAAACCCATGTCCTTTTTGTTTAATATAATCATTTATCCCATTTTGAATTTCACCCTCAATGATATCATTTATTTGTTTTCTGATATCATCCTTCATCCTCTATTACCCCATACAATATCAGGAAATGCTGTGTCTACAACACCTTTTGTAATTCTAGGATACTGTCTTTCTAATCCACCATCTTTAACTAAAGTTAATATGTCTGCTTCCTGTGGATGCAATCCCTCTAGCATTTGAATGAACATAGTCTCTCTACGAATTGAAGATAAACTATCATTACCACCTTTTACAAAATGATATAGGTTAGCATATTCCTTTCTGAGTGATGTATGATCTGTTCCTACAGGAACTTCATTTCTTTCATAAGGAACAACTCCTTCTGGAAGTAATGACACTGCAGCTTCATCAAAGTTCCAAATCAATACAGAAACTAATCCTGGATACCTATACTCTTGTAATACTTCAACTCTTTTAGCAATTGTTTTTTGCTTGTTAGCCAATTCAAGAACCTCAAACACAAAAGGATTAGGAGGTAATTTAGTGCTTGCTGTAATAGTAGCCTTCTTTGGAACTTTTGGAGTTACCTTTGTTGGTGCACCTGAGTCTAAAGATGCTGTTGTTGTAGCCATATTAATACTAATGTTATATTCAGTTTAGTTTATTTAGAGATAAAAGTCAACTATCATCACTGTCACCATCCTCAGGTTTATTTTCAAATCTAAAAGCAACTATCTCATCTGCTATGAGATTACCATTTTCATCATACATTTCTGGATGTGATGGATACTGAGAATATTGTGTCTTTTCTATGGTATATGTCCTTGCTGTCCATCCAATAACTCCACCCACAAGAAGGGATAAAAGTGATACTACAGTTGATATAGTTAAAGTTACTATCAGTGTTTCCATGAAATTTTCCTCTAAGTAGATTTGGTTTTCTTTAAATCCAAATGAAACTCAAAGTAAAAATGAATCTCCCTGTTTAAGAAAGCTATCATGTTTCCCCATTTCACTTGGAAAGTCTTGGGTTCTGGTAGTTTCCTCCTCTTATTTCTAAGCAGTAATTCAACTCCTCTGTTAATCTGAGGAGCATCATCACCTTTGGTTTTATTTAGAGGATTTTCTTTTCCTTCCTGGTCTTTTGTCATAACTGTACTTTAATGCATCATCTAATATTTTGGTAAGGTAGGTTCTAATCTTTCTTGCCTGTGGTTTAGGAATGTGACCATATGCTTCCTTTAGAACTACATCTCCACCTTTGATATATCCACTCAGTTCTTGAATGGATTGACGAAGTTCATCAGCAGTTGAACTTTTAATGAATTCATCTGCCTCTCTCTTCACTGCTTTTTTGCCCTCTAGAAGAGCATAAAAGTTCAAGAGATACTTTCCTTCAAAAGCATACTCCATTGCCCTCTCTACAAGGTCATAGATATCATCTGCTGCCAAGGAGCTGATTCTCCTTGAGGTACTTGACCGTCTCTGTGCAACCACCTAATTTTTCTCCATCTAATACAACTTGAGGAAAAGTTGACCCTCTTCCAAATTCTTCATAAAAACCTTTTCTGTCAAAGTCTTTGTTAAGTTTATACTCAACATATTTGAATTGTGCTAAGTCTAGCACTCTAAGTACTTGACTGCAATAAGGACACCCATCCTTAGAATAAACTGTAAAGTTCATGCTTGTTTTGATTTGTTACGAATGATGATTCTATCATTTTCATAATCAGCTACAAATTCTAATGCATCTGTAGTATCCCACATTAACTCTTCATACAATGAGTTTAATGTCTGCATGTCTTGATACAAGTCAGTTGGCTTGTCCATAGTTTTATTTTTATATAGGAATAAAAAAAAGAGACCCCCTAAGGGATCTCTTTAACATAACACAAAGTAAAATTAATTACAACGCATTTCCTCTAGGTAAGACTTCCTCTGGGAAAACAAAGTTCTCATGAGGTTGGTCTACTGAAGACATCCATGCTCTCATACCTTCATTTAAAAGAATGTTCTTTGTATAGAAAGTTTCAAACTCTGGGTCTTCTGCTGCTCTTATCTCTTGAGATACAAAATCATATGCTCTGAGGTTAAGTGCAAGACCTACAATACCTATTGATGATGTCCACATACCCATGACAGGTACAAACAACATCAAGAAGTGTAAGAATCTTTTGTTAGAAAATGCGATACCAAATATCTGTGACCAGAATCTGTTTGCTGTAATCATACTGTAAGTTTCTTCTTCCTGTGTAGGATCAAATGCTCTGAATGTTGTAGAGTATTTGTTTCCTTCGGAATATGTGCTTGTGTCTTCATACAAAGTGTTCTGTACTGTTGCACCATGAATGGCACCGAGTAAAGCACCACCTAATATACCTGCCACACCCATCATGTGAAATGGATTAAGAGTTATATTGTGGAAACCTTGAATGAATAAGATATAACGAAAGATTGCTGCAACACCAAATGATGGTGCGAAGAACCAACTGTGCTGACCTAAAGGATAGATCAGAAAGATGCTAGTGAAGACTGCGATAACAGCAGAGAATGCTAGTGCGTTGTAAGGTCTAATGCCTACAAGTCCTGCGATCTCAAATTGTCTGAGCATGAAACCTATGAGTCCAAAGACTCCATGTAATGCTACAAAGTTCCATAGACCTCCGAGTTGTAACCAACGAACGAATGATCCTTGTGCTTCAGGTCCCCAAAGGAACATGAGACTATGACCCATTGCGTCACCAGGTGTGGAGACTGCTGCTGTTAAGAAGTTTGCTCCTTCAAGATATGAAGATGCAATACCATGTGTATACCATGATGTAACGAAGGTAGTTCCTAAGAACCAACCACCGATTGATAGGTACGCACAAGGCAGAAGTAAAAGACCAGACCATCCTATGAATACAAAACGATCTCTCTTTAACCAGTCGTCAAGAACATCAAACCAACCTCTTGTAGGTTGTCGTAGTGTTGATGCTACCATTAATTTCTCCTATGAAAAAGGCACCCGAAGGTGCCCTGATTTAGTTGTGGTTAATAATTAACCGATTGTAGGTGCTGTTAAAGCAACCTGTGTAGACTCAGCAGATGCTAGGTCTAGTGGGAAGTTGTGTGCATTTCTTTCATGCATAACTTCCATACCCAAGTTTGCTCTGTTTAGAACATCACCCCATGTTGGGACGATTTTTCCGTTAGCATCAACAACTGATTGGTTAAAGTTGAAACCATTCAAGTTGAATGCCATTGTGCAGATACCCATAGAGGTTAACCATACACATACAACAGGGAAAACTGCTAGGAAGAAGTGAAGACTTCTTGAGTTGTTGAATGAAGCATACTGGAAGATAAGACGACCAAAGTAACCGTGTGCTGCTACTATGTTGTATGTTTCTTCTTCTTGTCCGAACTTATAACCATAGTTCTGTGACTCTTGCTCTGTTGTTTCTCTGATTAGAGAAGATGTAACAAGAGAACCATGCATTGCTGAGAATAAAGATCCTCCGAACATTCCTGCTACTCCTGCCATGTGGAAAGGATGCATTAGAATGTTATGCTCTGCTTGGAAAACGAACATAAAGTTGAAAGTACCTGAGATACCTAGTGGCATACCATCAGAGAATGAACCCTGACCAAATGGGTATACTAAGAATACAGCGAATGCAGCAGATACTGGTGCAGAGTATGCAACACAGATCCAAGGACGCATTCCTAATCTGTATGATAGTTCCCACTGTCTTCCCATGTATGCTGAGATACCAATAAGGAAGTGGAAGATTACCAACTGATAAGGACCACCATTATACAACCATTCATCAACAGTTGCTGCTTCCCAGATTGGGTAGAAGTGTAGTCCGATAGCGTTTGATGATGGAACAACTGCACCAGAGATGATGTTGTTACCATACAAGAAAGAACCCGCTACTGGTTCTCTGATTCCGTCGATATCGACAGGAGGTGCTGCTATGAAAGCAACAATGAAACATGCTGCTGCTGTGAGCAAGCATGGGATCATGAGTACACCAAACCAACCAACATAGATTCTGTTGTTTGTTGAAGTTACCCACTCACAGAACTCAGGCCATCCCTGTAGTAGACCTGTACTGCGCTGTTTTGAAAGAACTGTCATTAGTAAGACGTTTAAGTAGGACTCTAGGGTAGAGTGAAACTTATTTCCAGTAATCCCTCACTACTGGATATGAAAGACGTAATTTATCCTCCCATAGGTCTTGGTTAGCGGGAGCAAATAATTGGTGATAAAATCACCACTTTCAGTTATTTATCTTAACACAACTTTACACTTCTGTCAAACATTATTATCCTCCACTCCAATCCCAATTCCAAGGTAGCACTGCCATTCCTAAGTAAGGAATCAACACATACTCATCTATTAGTATTAGTATAGGTAGAAAGAAAAAAAGTTCAAGTGCTATTTTCTTTTTCATTGGTAATGATTTTACCCATCTATTCCAAGGGTTATTTGCTACTCTATCTAATTTTAATTTGTAAAATATTTTTTCTGCCCACCATTGTACATCAAGTATATCTTTTAACCAAATAAGAGGTGTCAAAAACCACTTGATTTGTTTCTGAAACTTGATTATTAATACTGTGGATAAAATAATAAATGAAAATATTAATACAATCT